AGTATTCAATATTAATATATTTTTAAAAAAATTCATTCGCGCTGCTTCAGCAAGAGATTTTTTCCTTTAGATAAGCAAATGAAAAGAACAAATGTTCGATAAAATATATAGCCTATATTATCAGTTGTTTCATTCATGGTAAAAGAAAAAATCCCTCCTTCCATTTACATGGTAAGAGGGATTTTTGCTAGTCATCTCGAAAACGACCATTTCTGTTGAACTCCATCCTACCATTATAAATATTGATTGTCAAGCAAGTTTATAAAATCCAAGTTCTTTCATAAGATTATCCTGTTCCTTACGAGCCACCAAAGCTCATATATAATCTCTTACGAGGCTATATCACATCATTTCAACTACTACCAGATTCGGAATGAAGTATATAATATAGTTATCAACGGTAGTATATACTCCATACTTATCACGGTAGCAGCTGATACATTCTTCCAGATATTCTTCTGTAACATCCAGAAAGTCTGCAATTTCATATTTATTTTGACATCCAGCATTGAACGCGTGGATGATTCCAACAAGTCCGATCAGGCGGTTATAGCCATGTAATCGGGCTTGACGTTCCTGTTTCCGGTTCTCCAGTTTGGACTGATCTCGAATATCACCTGTGGAAGTATAGTAGTGTCCAAGTTCTTCAGCAAGAACATTGGCTTTCTGTCGTGATGTCTTAATATCATGCTGGATAGCAATTTTGTTTCCTTTTATTCTTCCATCTCCGCTTTGCAGTGGCTTTTCCTTTACCACTAATCCAATATTGCGAGCTTCGTCTAAAAGTATTTCATAAGAATTCACTTACAACACCTCCATTATAATTGTACTAAGCAATCTGTCCTATAAAAAGGCTGTATAGAGGTTAGAAGTTTTCATCATTCATAATGTCATCGTCATGTTGTCTCATCCCATCTGTTACATTTATATCTGTACGTTCGTGAGCAGCATTAGGCATAAGATGAGGATGCATCTCCGCAATATTGTTCGGTCGATTTTTTATATCTATGGAACGTTCCCATTCTTTAGTTAATGTAAAATCGACCATTTCTCGTCCATGAGCATCGAGTTCACGGTACTTTTCCACAAAACGAAACTCTTCTACAGAAACAGTGTTTTTCATCTTTGGCATTTCAATAGCATCTTGAAATAAGTAATTAGCATCACATTTAAGAACTTCCATGATTTTAAATAGAATGGGTTCTTTAGGAGAGCTAACCTCGTTTTCATAATTTGAAATAGCTCCAATCGTAACACCAACAGAATCAGCGAGTTCATTTCTGGACATATCTTTACTTTCGCGTAATTCTTTTATACGACTTCCTACGCTCACTTAAATCACCTCTTTTTTATATTTTTATGTAAATATTGTATTTCATAAATCTTGGCATGTCAATATAAATAAACAAGAAATTTGTTAAAATATATTGACAAAACAAGAATCTTGTTATAGTATCGTAAATGAAAAGAAACTTGTTAAAAAGAAAGGAGGAATCAAGTTGCTTGATATTACAGCATCAAACAGTGTTGTTGCGGTTCGTTTAAAAAATGTTATTTCTGAAAAGGGATTGAAGCAAGCAGCAATAGCAACAAAAGCTGGATTTACTGCACAAGAGTTAAATGACATGTTAAACGGAAGAAGAATTATGCGTGCGGCAGACATAGCATCATTAATTAATGTTGTAAAAGAATTTGGCGTAGATGCAAATTATCTTTTTGGAATAAAGAAAGGAGAGTGATAAAAGTGAAAATTTCCGATCAGGAATATAGAGAAATACAGATTGTAACAGAAGAGGATGAACTGATTGTAAGTATTACAGATGAAGATGTTATTGAAAAAGATGGTTACAAAGTAGTATGTGTGCCAGTTGGTAATTAGCCGAGATTATTGTTACGAGTTTTATCAGGATTAGATACTGGCGTTGGGACACCATTAATATTTCTAACATGATAATTTTCGTAGTTTCCTTGTTTGATTTGATTCACAAATTGATTACGAGTCATATTAGCACCAGTGAAATTATCGTGGAAACGTTCATTTCGTCCTGTGTTCGATTCATGAGTTACAGTAATACGTTTTGGCATATACATCATCCTTTCTGTAGGCACACATAACGACTTTGCAGAAATAGGATAATACAAAAATATGAGTATGTCAATATAAAAAACACAACATAATGTGCAAAACACGCGTTCACGTACAAAGTGTAGTAAATAAAACACAATAGCATATCATCAGGATACATGAAAAGTATAGGAGAAGAAATAGAAAATAGCAAGAGAGGTGAGAAGCGTTGCCTGAGTTTAATGATGTAGTCATGAATGATGGAAAACTGTTGGAAGGAGAAAAAATAGGCGAACTTGTCAAATACATTATAAATAAGTTCGCCAAAGAAAATTTAACAAGAAATGAAGCAATTGAAATACTGGATAGAACAAAGGAGTGTACAGGAGATGCTGCTGTAATAAGAGAAGTAGATTAGAGATTTTTTTGCAACATTTCTTGTAATGCGTAAGAAATAGCACGTAATTCTTTTCCTTCAGTCGAATTTTTTGAGATTAACATATCGGCTCCTGCCTTCAGGTCAACGGTCAATTTTTCATGATAAGTCTTGAAGTCAGAGGAATATGTGAGCTCGAATGTGACCGGTTGGGTTAGTGCGGATGATTTCAGCGCACAGATTCGTGATTGACCAGGTGCTATTACAGAATTTTGTAGCTGCTTTAAAAAATCTTTGCCTTTGTATGCACAGTATGCGGAAGAAAAGTCAAAATCGTAATCAAACTGCGTAATGAGGGCGGGAGATGATCCAAAGTTTTTTACAACAATGTAAAACATGGGATACCCAGGGTTAATAGCTTCTCCATAAATTGAGAGAACTGGTCGGGAAGAGGCTTCTATCATTTTAGAGTTTTGCCGAAGGGTAAAAATAGAAATAAATATTGCAATGATACTTGTCACAAGCGAAGCAATAATGCCAAGAAGTTGAATCCAATCAGATGTACTTAAAATTATAGAAGAGGAATTCATGATAATCTCCTTAAAAAATATTTAGTTCTAAAAAGAACTAGTAAAAAAAGTATAAAAGAAAAGGGAAGAAATAGCAAGAGAGCAGATGGGAAGTGAGGTGAGAAGAGATGAGAAAAGATAGAAAGAAAAAGAAACCGTCAAAAATAACGGTTTCAGATGTAGCACTGGTTGTTTCAATATTAGCATTATTATTTCAATTCTTTTGTCATGTCATACTCCCAAGAGTGATTTGATAAAAGCAATTACCTCAGAATGATGAACAGCAAGTTCAATAAAGGCACCAATCCCTGTAATGCAAATAGAGGCCCATCCTTTGATATCTGCATCTTGGGATTTCTTGTATGCAAGATCAGCACAAGTCTCTGCGGATTTAGAAATTTTCTTGGAATCAGTAGCGAGTTTGTTTGCTGATTCAGCAAGATGTTTGGAGGAATCAGCAGATTCCTTAGCAGAGTCGGCAATAGCTTTCACAGATTGTTGAAAAGCATCATTGCTTTGTCGGCCGTAGAGATATCCTTTTCCAAGTTCTGTTATAGAGATACTTGAAACAACAGGAAAATAGTTGGTGTAGTCAGTTATGTGTTCTTCGATAAGTTTGTAATGCATCAACTGAGATAAGCAATCTTCGGATAGTTCTGAAACATTAGTAACTAATGAGTCAGGCTGGGAACTTATGTATTTAAGAAGTTCGTAAGAGTCAGGGCTTAATAAAATCGAATTATCCATAAAAACTCCTTTGCATGTACTCAGCTCTAGTGAGAGCTTGTAAGAAAAGTATAGGAGAAGAAATAGAAAATAGCAAGTGAGGCGAGAAGAGATGAAAGTATTTATTACGATAATCATTTTAATTTCAGTATGCAACTGGATTAAATGGCGGGTAGCAACCTTAGCATTGATTTATTACAACGAAAAAAATCAATACAAACATCCAGATAAAGAAGAAATGCGTGTATGTATTAATTTCGTTGTAAGAAATCTGCTTAAAGACCTAACTGGCCGTTAATTAACTGGGTGATAACAGTGACGGCAATTTAGACTACCTGTTTGAAATAGACGAGAAAGAGAGGTGAGAAGGAGTGAAAGCAAAGATGGTACAAGTGATTAGAACTGAAACTGTAGAAGGAGATGGAAAAAAAGAAAGTCCAGTACATAGCGTGGAAAGATACTGGACTTTGGAGGGAGAACTCTTGGCTGAAAAGGTATATATGGGAAAGCAACAAGTACAAGCCATAACACATAGAATGAATCAAAGCATCGGAGGTGATGCCAGTGACGATAAAGAGCGTAGTGGTAATTGATGGAGAAAAGATAGAAATCAAAGACCTGGAAGATAAGGATGCATTTGCAGACAGAGTAAATCGTCTGGCACTTCTGTTAAGAAACTACGAAGAGGAAACCGCTTAGGCGGTGGAAAGAAGGACAAGCATGCAACAGAGAGAATTTGCTTTATACAAAAGAAGGTTACTGAGTCTGATCCCGGGAAAATTGCAGGACATTCCGAACAGGGAAGTGAAGATCAAGTTTTTCCGTTCCAGCCTGATTGAGCAAATCGAAAAGGAAAAGGACTGGCAGTTCACCGGGGAACAGGCAGCAGAGCTGATTCGGATGGCAATCTATCCGGATCTGAGATCAGAGGAAGAGCGGATGCAGTATGAAGATTTCCTCATGAATGGATTGGACAGAGTTATGTCAGAGAATGAGGAATGAGCCAGAAACGCGGAAGAAGGGAGAAAGACCACATATGGATTATCAGATGGACGAAAACACAGGAACTGGGCTGTTGCTCTGGGACATGGGAAGAAGCGAACGAGTACGCCAGGAAGAAGAACAAAGGAGAATACATCATATTAGAATGAGCCTTTGGAGGACAAGGTTTATCACAGGCGTTGGAATGCTTGTTGGACTCTTCTATGCTTCAGGAGCAGCAATTACATATTCCATATCGGTCAAAGCACCGGAGTCAACGCTGGAGCGCATTCTGATCGGACTGGCTGTATCAGCAAGTTTCTATGTGCTGAATTCTATCGCAAGGACGCTGGAAAAACAGATAAAAAAATAACACTTCCGGAGGTAACGGAAGTGTTGAATGCAAGACTTTTGTCTCGCAGATATTAAAGACATTATTATCTTAACATCTGTGGGGCAGGAAGTCAAGAAAAACGGGGGTTCTGCCCCATTTTAATACTCGATTAAGATATTAAAGATAGAGGTATACGATGGCAACGAAGAGAGTAACACACACCTTCCGGAAAGGAGACATCCTGGAGGTGAAGGAATACCATGATGGCAGGTATGGAGCAAGGGGACTGCCAAGAGAAAAGAAGAGAAAGCCTACACCGGAGCAGATGGCAGTAGTGAATGCTATGAATAAGGCAGAGACAGCCAGACACAGATTGTTGGAGTACTTTGGAAAGGGGGACTACTTCCTGACGTTGACGTACAGAGTCGAGGCAAGACCTCAGGGCATGGCGAAAGCAAAGAAGGATTTCACAAATCTGAAAAGCAAGCTAAGGACAAGATACAAGAAAGAACAGATCGAATTGCGCTGGATCCGGAACATTGAGAAGGGAACCAAGGGAGCATGGCACATTCACATGGTCATCACCGGATGCCGGGATACGATCCGCTGGGTAGAGGAATGTTGGCCACACGGTGGAATCTATGCAGAACAACTGGAGAAAAGCAAATACTACGAAGAGGATTTCTCACAGCTCGCATCCTACATCACCAAAAACGAGAAGGTGGGAGAAAAGAGGGAGGATGGAAAGAGGGACAAGCCAAGACTCAGCGAATCCAGTTACAGCACTTCGCGGAACATGCCACTGAAACCACCAAAGAAGAAAAAACTGGCAAGATGGCCAAAAGAGATCAAACAAAAGAACGGCTATTACATTGCCAAGAGCTATGAAGGAATCAATCCGGCCACTGGGTTCAAGTACCGGAGATACACATTGATCCGGTTGAACAGGAGGATTTGAAGACATGAAGACAGTGAAAGTCTACATAGAGACAACGATCACAGGACCATCAAAACCGAAGTATGGAAAATATGCGGCAGCTTTAGCGTTTACAAGGAAAAACGGGAAGACGGAAGACCGTTTCCTGCAAGGAAGTGAACAGGAAACAACCTATAACCGCAGCGTACTATTAGCTATGGTTCGGGCAATGCAGAGACTAAGGGAGACATGCCATATCATATTCTACACAAGGAATACATTTATCCGTGACATGGTTCAGGCAGACAATCCAGAAAAGTGGAGACGGGCAGAGTGGAGAAAGTCGGGTGGAAAAGACCTCCAGAACAAGGAACTGTGGCAGTTGTTCCTGGAAGAGAGTAAAGAACATGAGATAGAGATCGTATGCGAAAACAACAGTGAGTATAAAAGGACGCTTGAAGCGTACTTACAAGGAGAAGAGGTATAAGGATGTTTGAGAAGTTTGGAGAATTTGATTCTTACGAGGAGATCAACCGTGCGGCCAAAGCACAGTTAGAAGAGGGAGATTTAGAAGCGATTAAGACAATCGCAGAGGAGAACGGACTGGATCAGGAAGACGCAGAGGACTTTTGCACCGGTGCAATGCCGGAACCTGTGGAGATTGTGGAAAAATCTGTGGATAATTCAGAGCAGATGGAAGAAAATGTGAGAAACACAGAAGCGGGAGCCAATTCAGAACCGGTGAATAAGTCCGAAGAAGAACAGAATCCGGCCGGCAGCAGATGGGAATACATGAAGACAATGGAATCATACAAGATGGCACTGTACATGGCAGCATCCGTGAAAGAGATGCCTCACATGATGTTGAACTCAGCAGAGTATTGGAAGAAATGGTTAGAAGCAGAGGTGGATGAAAATGGAGATGAACTCAGTAAATAACAAAATAATCCATAGCTTTCGAGAGGTGGACTTATCAGCGATAGCGATACCATCGATTGCAATTTATAAGCACCCGCGGGATATACCGGATAAATATGTTGCGAGAGTCTATGCTTGCAGCAGTCCGACGAACGTTATCATGCTGGCAGATTCCGCAGAAGAGCTGAGAAAAGACATTGAAGGAGTATGCGAACCGTGCATATGGTTTGATCGAATGCAAGGAGATCCAAAAAACTTAGTTGGGGTGTATATCTTATGAGCAGGGACTATTCGGGGTTAATGTACCCAAAACAAGGGAGAAAGAAAAAAAGAAAAAAGCACAAGAAAAGCATATTAAAAAGCCAAAAAGGGGTCTGCTATCTTTGTGCAATGCTATATGACGACTATTCAGTGAAATACACAGAAGAACATCATATCATGTATGGATCTGGACGAAGAACAGACTCGGAGGCAGAAGGGATCAAGGTAGATCTATGTAAATATCATCACCTGGAGGGAAAAGAAGCAGTACATAATAATCGAGAAATGAGAGAATTACTTTGCAGAAAAGCACAGGAAGAATTTGAAAAAACAAATACACGAGAAGAATGGATGAGGATATTCGGCAGGAATTATCTATAGTTACCTCCGCTGAATGGCGTGGAGATAAAAGTATGTCACAATACTGCAACACAACAACAAAGACTTCCTCCCTGGATGCGGCAGGGAGGAGAAAGGAGCAGATAAGTGCCAAAAAGACAGAGATCAACAGCTTGGAAAAGCGAATTAGCTGAGATAAATGCAAAAGCAAGACAAGAAGGAATGAGTTATGGACAGTACGTGGGATTAATGTACTGCGAAGAAAGAGACGAGATGGAAAGAAGGAGAAGATATGACAGAAAAAGACGCAAAAGATTTGGTTGACTGGCTGGATCAGGCAGAAGAGGAAACAAAAGCAACAATTGCAGAGCATGAAAGAATTGATCCATTTTATGACGGAGTACTTTCAACGATCCAGACGGTTCGAGAATATATCAAGAAAATGCGTAAGGTGGATAAAGCAGAAGGAGAGAAGAAAGAGAATGATAGATGAGATCGTCAAGAAGATAACTGAAATCTCTGGAACATACTCAGGGTATGAAATATTTTCTGACTGGATAAAGGCTTTAGCATTATCTATAAGCAATTCAACCGATATTGTACATGGTAAAATATGGCAAGACAGGGAACAGCAGTATTTAGAAATAGCGAAAAAGCATGGAGCAGATACAATGAAATCTTTTGTTGAGCTTGGCGGTATGCTAGTAACTGCACTGGACGAAGAAATACAGGATGTGCTAGGTGCGGTATTCATGAAAGGATCGTGGGGTTCAAAGCAAACTGGACAGTTCTTCACTCCATTCAATGTGTCATTGCTAACAGCATCAATAAGCATCCTGGACGATGTGAGCGAAGAAAATCCGCTGATAATCAATGAACCGTCTACAGGTGGCGGTGGAATGATGATAGCAGCTGCAAGAGTACTAAAGGACAGAGGGATAAACCCACAGAGATGCATGAAAGTTACAGCACAAGACTTGGACTGGAAGGGTGTATACATGACTTACTTGCAATTAAGTTTACTTGGAATAAAAGCAACTGTAGTACAAGGAGACACATTAAGCACTCCGTATATTGACGGAATTTACCCGCAAGAAAGAGTCATGTACACTCCAGCAGAGAAAGGAATGCTTTTTTAAAGGTTGAAGAGATGGAAGGAACAATAGATTGCAGAGAAGATGTGCTGAATAATTTGATTTCATGGGCAGCATCGCATGGAATTGATCCATCAGAAGCAAAATATGATTTTTACATGATGCTAAACAATGTTGAAATCACAAGCAGATGTACAGAGATTGCACAGATCGAAGAGAATAGAAACGAATATCTCCTAAAAAAATTCCTTATAGCGAAGAAAGTAAAAGGATGTACAGACAGAACACTTCAGTTCTACGGAACGAGCATAAAATCAATTCTTCAGAGGATAGGGAAAACGGTAGACGATATCACAGCAGACGATATCCGATTTTACATGGCAGTAAGAATCCGACAAGACAAGGTATCAAAAACAACTGTCGGAAATGAAACGAGAAATCTCGGAAGCTTTTTCACATGGTTGTACCTGGAAGAAGAAATCAAGCGGAATCCAATGTCGAAAGTCGATAGAATCAAGAAAGAAAAAGTGAAGAAAGAAGCACTCACAGAACTTGAGATTGAACAGTTAAGAGCATCGGCAGAAGGCGAACGTGAAAAAATGATTATCGAAGTGTTACTGTCAACCGGATGCAGAGTGAGCGAATTGGTACAGATTCTAATATCTGAAATTGACGGAGATAAAATTTTGGTGCATGGGAAAGGAAAGAAAGACAGATATGTTTACCTTAACGCAAGAGCAAAGTTCTCAATGCAGAGATATTTGGAATGCAGGAAAGACTCAAATCCTTACTTACTTCCACACAGTGTATCTATAAAAAACATGGAAGGATGCGAAAGAGCAAAGTTGAAAGAGTGGTGGAAGAATCCGCAAAACGTATCCGAAGGTCATTCTGATAAAGGAACAATAGAACGCATGATGAGAAAGATGGCGGAAAGAGCAGGAGTTGATAAGGCAAACCCACACAAGTTCAGAAGAACGTGTGCAACAATGGCACTCAGAAGAGGAATGCCGATCGAACAGGTCTCTAAGATGCTAGGACATGAGAGCCTGGAAACAACACAAATCTATTTGGATCTGGAAGAAAACGAATTGGAACAGGCACATAAAAAGTATGTAGTGTAGGAAGGAGAAAATATGGCAAGGTTTGAGTATATCGAAGAAATCAAGCCGTTTTTCTGGTGGACAGGAAGCTTGAACATAAAGCAGGCAATCACACACTTGACAAAGCGGTACGATGAAGAGGAAGCGCACAATCTGTTGGATGAAAAGTTAGAATTTGTATCTGACTACATGAGAAATAATCACGGAGTTGTCGAGCAGTACGGAATTTACCTCATTCCGGAATTTATGCTTGGATATGATGACATAGAGATTGTGATTGTAGCGGCATCTGAAAACGAGAGGGCTACGGTGGTATTCTCGGATATTCCGGTAGTTAAGTGAGGCGGGAGATGACAAGACAAGAGCAAGAGGATCAAGCGCAGCTTGAGTGGCTGCAAAAATGGAAAGAACGACGGAAGGAAAAAAGAAACGTGAGAAAAAAGCCACTGTTTTATAAGATTCTAAGGAAACTCGGAATCATAAAGGACTACGAGGAAGACATAAGAACAAGAATGGAGATGTGCAAAAGAGCAATAAAGGCAAATGTATGTCCTGAAGATTGTGACATTTGCGCATGGGACACGAAGGGAGGGATTGATTACAATGGTTATATTACGACCAGTAGGAACAACAGGAAAACGTCTGAAGTATCTAAGAAAAATCAGAGGACTGACAAGAAAAGAGGCAGCAGTCAAGCTAGACATGAAGGAGGAAAGACTGCAAGATCTTGAAACAGGAAGGAAAGGGCTGACGTTAGGAGAAGCAATCAAATATGCAGATACATATAATGTGTCCATAGATTATATAGCAGGGAGAAAGAAAGTTGAATATTGAAGATGCAATCAGAATCATTAAGGGGTTGGATACATCCAACAGCGAAGAAAACATCGAAGCAAAGAAAATGGCAGTTAAAGCATTAGAGAAGCAGAGACAAAAGAAGATTGAAACATGGAACGGACAAGCATCGTGCCCACGCTGCAAGAAACTATTCGGAGAAATGAAGACAATCAGAAATCTTACTACGTGGGAAATGCCATACTGCAAATTTTGCGGACAGGCTCTTGATTGGAGTGATGAACAGTGAAACGAAGTACAGACACAAGAAAGTCTCCAGCAGAAGTTAAGGCAAATATGCAGAACCATTACGGCGAACTCACCGATATGGTCACAAATCTGAAAGCTAGCAAGCACTTTCATCGTCCGGCATACCAAGCAGGCAATCTGATCGAAGCACAGGGGCAGCAGTTGTGGCATGGAGATGTTACTGGATATATAGCCAGAAAATACAAGATAGGGAGTGATACCGTTGGAGATAATGACAAAGGAAAGACTGGAAGCATACAGAAATAACAAGACAGAAATATTGTCATTGAAATATATTTTAAATAACCGATGGCAATCAGAAACAATGATAGGGAATGATGTGATTTTAGATTATAGCAAAGGATATCCAATTCCACAGAGTATTGTTGGCTTTGATCAAGAAAAGTATGAGAGACTTCAGGAACGTGATCTGAAGAGAAAAGAGCGTCTGGAAAAGGAATGTGAAGAGGTAGAGCAATTTGTTGAAGACATAGAAGACACACAGTTACATAGTATTTTCAGAATGTATTACATAGATGGTGTCCATCCGGTAAAACAGATGCGGGTAGCGGAGCAGATGCATATGGAGAGAAGCACAATCAGCAAGAAAATAGACAAGTATCTGCAACTTTCACACAAATCACATCAATCACAGTTATAATGATAATTGAGCCAAAGGCTGAATTCCTGCGGCTCGTCTTCCCGTATATAAAACCTAAGAGGCACCTGCACAGGGATGTGTGGGTGTTTTTCTGTTGTATAATGTCGAGATTTGGGATATTATGGAAGTAAGGTTTATGTTAAAGGGAGGAGATATCCATGTTTAATTTGCCAGACACGTTTAGAGAAAAGAATGAAGATTACATTGTTGTAAATGCAATGAAAAATTTTATTAAATGTCGGCCAAGCATCAAAGGAAAATTAAGTGATAATAGGGCAGGACTTATTAAATCCATTACAGATTATGCGAATGAATCTGATATAACCAAAGAAGATACTTTAAATTGGATTGATTCAGTAGTAAGAGAGGGAATCAAAGATTTATATATAAAAGGGTTAACAGATAAAAGCATAGAATTTGTAAAGAATACGGAAGAAGTCTATAAAAAAGTCAACGAAGAACTACAAAAAGTACAGGTAAATCATTTGTGTTGTAATCGTTATACAGAGAACTTATCACTGGTTAGGTTTCAAGTCGAAAATAAAGATACACTAGTTTATACGTTTTATTTGTGTCAATTAGTCTATATTTTTGATGGAGAAAATAGTGTGAGGGCAAGATTATTCCCAATATGTGTTGACATATATCCAAATGAAGGATTAATTGTTGGACGAGGAAAGCCAAGGCAAAATATGTATAAGTATGATGCAAACGGTTTTGATTTGAAGAAGAATCAAAAATTGCATGCGGAATATAGAATTTTATCTAGTATCCAGTATATAGTTGGATTGTTAGGAATTGAGTGTAGAGGAGCGAAAGAAGTAGGATTGCATTTTAAGAACCGTCTATATAGATTATTAGATAAATATACAGATACACCAAAAGAAATAGCAATGCTTATAAGTCAAAGTAGCGAACAAATTGATTCAGCGATAAAAATAATTGCGGATCATATTTGTACAAAGGGCAATCGTGATGATATAACCTCCGATATAATGAATTTAATAGAAAAATATTTTTCTATCACGTATGAAGATAAAAGTATATTTATTAAAGGAAAAGAAGCTTATCCGCTGAGAATTGCCGCAACGGATGAAGAAGAATCAAAGGTTGATCAGAAATCTGCGCGAGAACATCCCTTACAATCAAAAGCGTTGTTCTTTGATAATAAAAAAATGATGCAAAAAAACCAAATATGTGACGGTGTGGTGTTCAAGTTCAGAAGGAAGAGTAAGAAATATTATGAAGATGAGTTTAAAGTAAAAATCGATGTAAAAAATGATTATTGCCATATGAAGTTTTTTGAGTATACCGAGGAGGTGGATATTCAGAATGTGTTACACTTGTTTATCGGTTCTTAATAACATAATAGATGAAAATAAAATTGATAAATTAAGGGGATATTTTCTTGGACTAACTCCGAATAACAGAGATTTAATAACAGTTTCAAAAATAGCGAATGCTTTAGAAATTAATAATGAAACAGCAGTAAAAGTAATTTTGAAATGTGAAGATGAAAATATTCTACGAAGACATTTTGGAATAAGATGCCCGAATTGTGGTATGCTAATTAAAGAAATACCAAAACCTAGTCTAGAGGGAATTTCCATTAATGAATGTTATAGTTGTGATGAAGAAATAAATATAAGCAAAAACGATATTGTAATATTGTTTAAACTGATCCAGATAGAAATCCCTTTTGATTGTGGGCAACAAAGAGGAAATAATATTGAAGATAAAACTTCTATTGTTGCCAAAGAAGATACATTAGAAAGTTTTAAAATTATGTGTGAGATAATTACAGCACAGTTTCAAGAAGAAAGACTAAGAAAATACAAAGAAAACTTGGATAATAAAAAAGGAAATAAGATTCATAAAAAAGCAGTAAAATGTGCGGAAAGGAATAGAATAATAAATATTATTTTAAATAGTTTATGCATAGTTGTTGCCATAATAATTGTGTGCGGGGTGTATTTCCGGTATGGCTTTTCTAAATTGTCTCTATTTACTGGATTTGTAGGTTTTGTTGTACCGTTTATGTGCAATTATATATTAAAGGAAATATTCATGACGGATATAAAAAGGATAGAAGAAAAATTATTAGTGAAAGAATGATTTTACATATAACTTTGGCACCCTTCGGGGTGCTTTTCTAATCCCCAAAACCCCGGACCATTAGTTCAGTGGTAGAACATTCGCTTCATAAGCGAAATGTCATAGGTTCGATTCCTATATGGTTCAATAAAATATATCAGACAGGCTATGAAAATGCAGAAACTAATGATATAGTAATGACAGTCAGAGAGAAAAAGCCAAAAGGAGATGGGAAGAATGTTTAAGAAAGTAATGAATTATATTAAAGACTTTTTGGAAAATACTCCTAAAGATATATATGAGTTTTCTATTATCCTTGAAGATGCGTTAGTTGATGAGTATGATGCAATGCATGCGGAACAGCCGAGAGCAACTGAAATATTGGCAGAAGAAACCCCGGACATTTGCGCATCAGCAGAACCGGGGATGAAACCAAAAGAAATTGAAGAATTCAAACGTAAATTGGAAATTGAATACAACAAAGCATTAAAAGCAGTTGTGTAGTTGCCACCAGTCGATACGGCCGGTGGTATTTTTGTACTCATTTAGCTACAGATTATAGAACTTTGGAAGGAGTAAACCATGCCAATCTACAAGAGATGTTCCCGTTGTGGAGCAAGGCTTCCGGCAGGAACCCGGTGTGAATGTGTCAAGCAGCGACATAAAGAATATGACAGATATGGTAGAGACAGAAAGAGCAGAGCATTCTACAACAGCAGTGAGTGGGAACATGCAAGATCAGCAGCACTGGCAGCAGATGAAGGACTGGATGTCTATCTATATATGACAGAGGGTATAGTAGTGTTAGCAGATACAGTACATCATATCATTCCATTGCAAGATGAATGGGAGAAGAGAAACGATATATCAAATCTTATGAGTCTGAGTGGAGACACACACAGTATGATCGAACAGATGTATAAGAAGGACAAGGATGGAATGGAAAAGAAATTGCATGAGATGCTTCAGCAGTACCGGAGCATGGTCAGGGGAGGGGCGGTCTGAAAAGTTTTTAAGAAAATTTATCTGACCGCATGTCCAGTTTATCGTGCATAAAATTCCGAATACGAATAAAAAGTTGGCAAAGGAAGGAGGGGATCTAGATGGCAAGACCAAGAAAAATTGTTGATATGCAGAGCTCGCATTTGACAAAAGAACAGAAACAGAGAAAAAAGCAAGAAGAGCAGACCGTTGTTGTTGGAAATGAAGATCTAGAGAAACCTCCAACTTGGCTGAAAGGTACTGTGGCTAAAAACGAATGGAAACGAATCGTAAAAGAACTGAAAAAAATAGAAATTGTTGGAAATCTCGATTACGTGAATCTTGCCTGTTATTGCAATGCTTATGCAAATTATGTGGAGACTACAAAGCAATTAAAGGATCAGCCGTATTGTGTAGAACGTGAGACACGGACAGGAACAATTGTTGTAAAGAATCCATTGATATCGATTCAGACAAACTATGCTGCCGAGATGCGAAAGTTCGCAAGCCTCTGCGGGATGACAATAGATTCCAGGCTAAAGGCAGCAGTACACAAGGTTGATAAATCAGAGGATAATTTGGAAAGGAAGTTTGGAGCTATCTAATGAATCAGTATGAAAACATAAAAAAATATGCGGAAAATTGTATATCTGGAGAGATTATCAGCTGTAAAAAACATAAATGGGCATGCGAAAGATTCTTAAAAGATGCAGAACAATTTGAAAATAATCCGGATTATCCATTTTATTGGAGCGAAGAATCCGCCCAGAATATTGTTGATTGGTTTGCTCTTTTACGACATTCCAAGGGGGTACTTGCTGGGCAGCCAATTATTTTGACAGATTGGCAGAAATTCAGGATTTGTCAGTTGTATGGCTGGAGAAGAAAGAAGAACGGTTATCGAAGATTTAAGAAGAGCTTTACAGAAGTAGCGAGAAAAAATGCAAAGTCCCAGGAAGAAGCGGGCATTGCACTTTATGAAATTTCGGTGACAGCAACGAAGAATAATGAGGTATGTGAAGAGTATACAGCAGGTGTTAAGCGCGATCAGTCTAAAATTATTTTTAATGAAGCAGAGTTAATGCTTCGAGGTTCACCTCTTAGACAGAAATTTGATATCAAACGCGACGAAATAAAGCATGCAAAGACAGGAAGTTTCATCAAGGCATTGAGTAAAGAGGATGGAAAGTCAGGAGATGGAACGAACCCGGCCGGATTAATTATTGATGAATATCATCAGCATCCAACAACAGAGTTTTATGATCTTGGACTTGGTTCTAATACGAAAGAGCCATTGCTGATGATTATTACAACAGCAGGAGTGGATTTGACCTATCCATGCTATGTTACAGAATATACTTATTGCAGTAAAGTCCTGGATCCGAATGTAGATGTAGAGAATGAAGAGTATCTTATAGATATCTGTGAGATGGATGAGGAAGATTATAGAAATCTGGATAACTTGGAGAATGAAGAACTTTGGAAGAAGGCAAATCCAATCAGAATGACTTATGATGAAGGTATAGATAAGATCCGTGGAGAGTATAAGATCGCTAAAGAAATTCCGGAGCATATGACTGCATTTCTTACAAAATGTTTAAATGTGTGGGTCCAGGCACAGGAGAATGGCTACATGGATATGGCAAAATGGAAAGCCTGCCAGGTAGATAAGCTTCCGGTAGATACAAAGGGAATGAGCGTTTATGTTGGCTTTGATATGTCGGCTAAGATAGACTTAACTTCTGTGGCATTCATCCTTCCATTCAAATCAGAAGAAAAGGATGCAGAAGGAGAAAAAATCATCAAATACATTGTTTATTCTCATTCGTTTATCCCAAACCGAGAGAAACTAACCGAGAGAAAAAGGAAAGATAAAGCAGATTACGATGCATGGGAAAGAATGAATCTCCTGACAGTGACGGATACACCTATTGTTGATCAGAATGCAGTCATGAAATATGTCAAAGACACTTGCAAGGAACATGAGTGGAACATTGAGTGCTTATGCTTTGATCCAGCAAATGCTGCGAAGCTGATGATGGATCTTTCAGATGAAGGTTATGAGGTAGAGGAAATGTATCAAAGCCATAAATCTTTGAATGAATCAACGCAGGGATTTAGGGAACAGGTTTACAGTGGCAATATCATCTACACATACAATCCGTTATTGAATTTTGCAATGAGCAATGCAGTAATCCGGAAGAATCAGGGACTGATCAAGATTGATAAAGATGCTACAACGCAGAGAATTGACCCTGTAGATGCCATTCTCTGTGCTTATAAACTGGCACTATATCATGAGTTTACACAAAGTTTCCTGAAATCAATAGATGAATATTTGGAGAGTGATTGGTAGAAATGGAGATGTTGAATAGAATAAAGCGGGCATGGAATGTATTGACAAGACCTTCTCTCAGTGCAAATGATGAGGAACTATTAACATGGCTTGGTATTGATACACGGGACAGACAGCTGATTAGTGAGGTCACTTATTACACTTGTATGAAGATGTTAAGTGAGACCATTGGAAAGATGCCCATAAAGTATTATCAGGATACGGAACAGGGAAGGATCAGAGCAGATCCGGATGAGGTGACGAGGCTTCTGACAGTGAGACCAAATCCAATCATGACACCTACTACATTATGGACGGCAGTAGAGATGAACTGCCAACACTATGGAAATGGGTATGTATGGATCAGGGGCGGTCTTGAAAAAAACGGAAGTTATGGTGGCGATTATAAGATCAAAGATCTGTGGCTCATGCAGAGCTGTTATGTTACGGTTCTGATGGATGATTCAGGTGTGTTTGGTAATAAAGGGAAAATATATTATCAGTACACAGATCCGGAGGATGGAGAGCTGTATATTTTTCAGAGCGAAGAAGTGATGCACTTTAAAACATGGTACAGTTTAGATGGAATCACAGGAGAGCCGGTAAGGAAAATCTTGAAAGATACAGTGGGCGGTGCACTGGAGAGCCAGAGGTTCATGAATAAACTCTATGAACAGGGACTTACAGCGAGTATGGCCATGCAGTACACAGGAGATCTTGATGATGATAGAGTGAAAAGGTTAAAAAGAAAATTTGCTGATAAACTGTCAGGACCTGAGAACGCAGGAAAAGTAATTCCGGTTCCATTGGGACTAACACTTACTCCATTGAAGATGTCGCTTACAGATGCACAGTTCTTTGAATTGAAGAAATATAGTGCGCTTCAGATTGCGGGGGCATTTGGAATCAAACCGAATCAGATCAACAATTATGAAAAATCCAGCTATGCGAACAGTGAAACGCAGCAGCTGGCTTTTTTAGTTGATACAATGGCATATCGCTTAAAAATGTATGAGGAAGAGATCAATTATAAGGTGCTTACGCTAAAGAAACAGGCAGATGGTTATTTTTATAAATTTAACGAGCGGGCGATCTTAAGGACAGACAGCAAGACAAAGATGGAGAATCTTGCAAAAGCTGTGAATAATGGAATTTATACACTGAACGAAGCAAGAGAATATGAAGACAAACCAGCAAAACCGGGAGGAGATATCCTGATGGTAAATGGAAACTACATTCCGGCAATACAGGTTGGTCAGCAATATAAAGGAGGTGAAGGAGATGGCAGTGATTGATGTGAATGGAGACATCATTTCAAATGAGGATAAATGGTTCTATGACTGGTTTGACTGGGAGGGAACCTGTCCAGATGATGTGAAAAAAGTACTGAACTCCAAAGAAGAGGGAGAAAAGCTTACTGTAAGAATTAATTCCGGGGGCGGTGATGTAATGTCAGGACAGGAGATTTATTCGCTGTTATACGGAAGAGATGATGTGGAGATTCAGATTAATTCTATGGCAGGAAGTGCAGCAGGCGTAATCGCCATGGCAAACCGTTGTGTAATCAGTCCGGTTGCAATGATCATGATCCACAATGTGTCAATGACAAGAGCTTCTGGTGATTATCGTGAAATGCAGAAGAACGTAGAGATTCTGCAGCAGATGAACAGTGCTTTGGCACAGGCATTTGTGAATAAAACGGGAAAATCTGAGGATGAAATCTTGAAAATGATGGATGAGGAAACCTGGCTGACAGCGAACCAGGCAGTTGAGTATGGCTTTGTAGACGGTGTAATGGAAGAAAAAACTTCTTTTATTAACTGCAGTCAGGGGTTGCGTCTGACAGATGAACTCAGAAAGAAAGCACTTGCTGAAAAGGAAGCAAAAAACAAGGAAGAAACAAGAAAACAGCAATTATTAGAAGATCTGGACATGTATGGTGTCTAAGGAGGAGAAAAGATGAATAAGGAATTACTTGAATTACTGGATAAGATCAATGCCACAAAGAAAGAAGTGAGAAATCTTGTAGGGGAGGGAAAACTTGCTGAAGCAGAGGAGAAGAAAAAAGAACTTCAGAACCTGCAGAAAAAATTTGATCTGCTCAAAGATATTTCAGATGATGATAAAAGTTCTATGGAAGACAAGGCAAAAGCAGGAAGTGCAAAGAAAGCAGAGCAGGGAAAAGAAAATGATGCAGTCAAGGAATTTGCCAATGCAGCACGAAGAGGATTCCGTGTGCAGAATGCAATGTCAAGTGGAATCAGAGAAGGATCTGATCCGGATGGAGGTTACATTGTTCCGGAAGATATTCAGACAACAATTAACCAGTGGAAGCAGGCAGAATTCTCTTTAGAATCACTGATTACTGTTGAAACAGTGACGACCAATAAAGGAAAGAGAACATATGAAAAGAAAGCAGATGCTACGGGATTCGCTGATATTGAGGAAGGTGGAGAACTTCAGGAAATGGATACTCCGCAGTTTGAACGTATCGGTTATGAAATCAGTGATCGTGGTGGCTGGCTTCCACTCACAAATGATCTGCTAAGTGATACAGACCAGAATATTATGCAGACAATCACAAGATGGATTGCAAGAAAAAGTAATGCGACATCAAACAAGAAGATCCTGAATCTGATCAATGCGGTAGCAGCGAAAGAGATTGAGACACTGGATGAAGTAAAACATGCGATTATCGTAACGTTGGGAGCTGCCTACAGAGCAGGATCCTCTATTCTGACAAACGATGATGGTCTGTACTTCCTTGCGACGCTGAAAGATACAACAGGACGCGATCTTCTTCAGCCGAATCCGATGGATGTTATGCAGATGTCACTTTCTGTAGGACCAATCAGAGTTCCGGTTATTTCTGTACCGAACAAAGTAATTGCATCCAATACAGAAACGGACGGAAAGATTAAGCTGCCAATGATCTGCGGTGATTTTAAAGAAGCCTTCAAGAAATATGACAGACAGCGTACAAGTCTTCTTGCATCCAACATTGCTTCTGCAGGAAGTCTGAATGCATTTACACAGAATCTGACGCTGGTTCGTGCAATTGAAAGAAATGATTTCAAAACATTGGATGCGGATGCATATGTAAATCTTTCTATGGTCATCGCCGATCCTACGAAGAAAGGAAAATGATAAGTGGAAGTAGATATTATTAAGCAGAGGATCGGGATTGCATCCTCTGTCACAGTCTATGATTACGATATAGATCTGTATGTGCAAGATTGTATTATGGATATGCGAGATTCTGGTGTACCAGAAGAAACACTTGCAAGGGAAGATTCAAGAGTAGTTACAGCAGTAACATTATATGTGAAAGCGCATATTGGAAACGACAGAAGCGATACAAGCCGATACTTATCATTATACCGGCAAAAAGTATCCAGATTAATTTTGGATGAATAGAAGGAGAATATTATGTGGAATGGAAGCATCTGCTTTATAAAGAAAAAGACAACAGAGAAGGATAAGGATGGATTTTTTAAATCGGAAATAGAGATGTCAGAAGAAATTCCGGCCAATATAGGAGATGCAACCAGAAGCGATGAGACACTTGGAAATCAACGGGGATATTCAGCAGATATTTCCGTTGAAATTCTCGCATGTAACTATTCTGGGGAATCAATGTTTAAAGATATTGCGACTGGAAAAATTTACGAAGTAAAGCGTACATACAGAAAACAGAAGACAATGATGATCGCGCTGACAGGAGAGGAGTGGGAACGTGGGAAAATTTGAACTTCATGGAATAGATGATTTTATGGAAGAACTTTCAGAATTGGATATTGACAGAATAGCTCCAGTAATGCTGGAAGAAGCTGTTCCGATTCTTGAAAAGGAAGTACGGCAGACAGCAGAAAGACATAAAGACAGTGGTGCTATGGCTGAGTCAATTAAAGCAACAAAAGCAGGGAAGAACAGTTATGGACATTATATCAGTGTGCGTCCTACAGGAGTGGATTCCAAAGGCGTAAGAAATATGGAAAAGATGGCATATCTTGAATACGGAACGAGTAAACAGGAAGCAACGCCAGTCCTCTCTCCAGCAGTGAGAAAAGCGGAAGAACCTGTGATAAACAAATTACAGGAAGTATTTGACCGGGAGGTTGACAAGCTGTGACAACATTGGAACATATAGTAAGAGCTATTGAAATATTTGGTTTTCCATATTCACCGGGAGTATATACCGGATCGGAAGATCATTGGTTTACTTACAACTATGTAGATGATTATGGTGAACTTTTTGGAGATGATGAGCCACTTGAGACAGTAAATCGTATTCAACTCCACTATTTTCTCCCGGTGGAAGAAAATTATTTGAAGATGAAAAACGAAATTCGGGATGCGCTTTTACGAGAAGGATTTACATATCCGGAGATAGAGAGCATGGACGATCCAAACCCGGATATCAGACATCTTGTATTTGAATGTGAGATTGAGGAAGAAAGAGAGGAATAACTATGGCATATGTAGGATTAAGAAAAATTATTATTGCGAAAAGAACTGGTGCAAAGACTTATGGAGAGCCATTTGCATTTGGTAAAGCGATTGGAATGAATGTTACACCAAATTATTCAGAAGGAAGTCTGAATGCGGATGATGTACAGGCAGAGTATGATAAAGAGTTCAATTATGCAGAATTAAGCATGAACACCAGTACAGTTCCACTTGAGGCTCATGATACAATGTTCGGTCATACAGTGAACGAAAATGCAGTAGATTTTAATGCAAATGATGAAGCACAGTATGTTGGTCAGGGCTGGATCGCGCCAGAGAAGGTGGATGGAAAGAAGTATTATACTGGAAACTTTTTGTACAAAGCAAAATATTCAGAACCATCAGAAGAATATACAACAAAGGGAGATTCTATTGAGTATAAAACACCATCCATCAGTGGTCGAGCACTTGCGGAAGATGATGGAGATTGGAAAGCAACAGAGCGGTTTGACACACCAGAAAAAGCACTTGCATGGATTTACAAGAAATTTGGAAAAACAGCAGAGATGACTCAGGCGGCAAATAAAAATACTGCCCCGGTAAAAGCGTAAGGAGAAGAAAAGATGTTTGAAGAACTCAGGTGTATTGAATTGTCTGGAGAAAAATATCCAATAAAATGCGATATGGTTGTTCTGGAGAAAATACAGAATAAGTATATGAATATGACCGAATTCGAGAATGGATTGACTGGATTTGTGCCGGCGCAGGATGAGGCTGGTGAGTATAAAAGAAATGAGGATGGATATCTCCTTGGGGTCTACAGGACACCAGAAATCAAAATGCTTAATGATGCTTTGTTCTGGATGGTAAAAGAAGGCGAAGAAATTAAGGCAGAAGAAGAATCAAGGCCGGTCAATGAAGTAGACAGGAATAAAATCCTGAGAAAGGTAGACATTCCACCAAAAGATCTGGGAACACTTCTTCATGAGGAATTTCAACGGTGTTTTGAAAGAAAAAACGAGAAGACCACGCAGAGGACGGAGTAGAAGAATCCGGGGAATCAGAACAGATCAACTTTGCGTGGATCGTATTTACGGGTCTTCAGATTGGATATGGAGAGAAAGATATAAGGCATCTCTATTTTGGAAAATGGGCAGACCTATTGGAGGAGTACAAGAAGATGCATAATATGAAAATGAACAGGATGGTATTTGCAGAGAGAAAAGTTACTTCTTTAATGGATTTGTAAGAGTAAATGATGTATAATAGTAGTAATTCAAGGACGGACCAATTTGCACCGGTGCAAGGGAGGACTTATGAGAAACATTATTACATCATTATGGATTATCTTTAAATGTTATTGCAAATATATATATCAGAATCATACATACCGTACCGTATGGGAAATTATTGTAATGTTTTTTGGCATTGTTTATGGAGTAAAAGAACATTCCACAGGAGTATTTTTGATGCTCCTTGTACTTGCATTTCTTCCAAGATTTATTAGGTGGCTTTTTTATTGTTTCCTGGAAGCGGTAGGCGATTATGGACTGCAGCGAAAGGGACTTACAAGAAAATGCAGAAGAATGAGATTTAAGTCTTATATGGATCAGGAGATTAACAAGGAGATAGAAAATTTATAAGAATCAAGAAGGAAGCTCAAAAGAGCTTCTTTTTTGATGCGAAAAGGCAGGTGAGAAGATGGCAAAAAAGAAGAAAATAGGTGCATTTATTTCTTTAGATGGAGAAAAAGAGTTTCGATCAGCGGTATCGTCTTGCAATAAATCTTTATCAACAATGAAATCTGAAATGAAACTTGTGGAAGCCCAGACCGCTGGGAGTGCCAACTCACTGTCCACTTTACAGAAAAAGCATGATGTACTGACGGAAACTTTGGAAGAGCATGTAAAAAAAGAAAGTCTTGTAAGAGACGGATTGAAGCATGCGGAAGAAGAATACGGAAGAGTTGGGAAAGAACTGGAAACTTACAAAGGAAAGTTGGAAAGTGCGGAAAAGGCACTGGAAGAGATGCAGCAATCTTCAGAGACGACAGAAGAGGCTTTGAACAGTCAGGCAGAGCAGGTAAAACAGCTGCAAAGTATTGTAAGTAAAGGGGAAGAGACTTATCAGCGAGCAGGAAACAGAGTTCAGGACTGGAAGAAACAGCTTAATAATGCAGAAGCCCAGACCATTAGAGCGACAAAAGCTTTGAATGAAAACGACGCTTACTTAAGAGAAGCAGAACAGTCCATTGATCAATGTGCAACGAGCATCAATAAATTTGGAAAAGAAACGGACGATACAGCAGAAAAATTAACAGAGTTTGGAACCGTTTTGGAAACAAACCTGAAAAACACAGTTGTAGAAGCGGGAAAGTCTTTGACAAAAGATATTTTTCAAGGTGCGGTTGAAGGTGCTATGGAGCTTCAGGATGCTCAGAGACAGTTGCAGGCAAGTACAGGAGCAACAGCGGAAGCAACCGGGGCATATAATAAGCAAATGCAGGAACTGTACACTTCAGGCTATGGAGATGCAGTAGAGTCTGTTGCCAATGCAATGGCACTGGTAAAGCAGTATACCAATGAGACAGATCCGGGAAAAATTAAGGAATTGGCTGAGAATGCTATTACATTAGAAGATGTTTTCGGAATGGATATGAGTGAGTCAATTCGAGGTATTGATGCACTTATGACAAATATGGGATTGGACGCAGAAGAGGCATTCGATTATGTGGCAAAGGGTGCACAGAATGGACTGGATAAATCCGGAGAATTAACGGACAATCTTGCAGAGTATTCCCAATTATGGTCACAGGCAGGATTTTCAGCAGAAGAAATGTTTACAATTCTGCAGAATGGTCTTGACTCAGGAGCGTATAATCTGGATAAAGTAAATGATTTCGTAAAAGAGTTTGGAATCAGCCTTGCAGATGGACGTATTGGAGATAACATCAATGCATTTTCCAGTGAGACAAAGCAACTGTTCCAGGAATGGCAAAGCGGACATGCATCTACGGAGCAAGTATTTAAATCTGTAATTACAGATTTAGGAAATATGGAGAACAGGCAGCAGGCACTGACTATTGCGAGCAATACCTGGAGTGCCCTTGGTGAGGATAATGCAATGAATATCATCACCTCTTTGAACAATGTAAATACAACCTATAAAGATGTTCAGGGGACGATGGAAGAGATTAAAGAAATCAAGTACGATAGTGTATCAAATCAGTGGAAAGTACTTGGAAGAACCTTCCAAAATGAGGTTGCAGCTCCAATGTTAAAGACTTTTCTTCCGGCAGCACAGACGGGAATGAAGCTGGTAGCTGAAAATATTAAAGTTGTCACGGTTGTAGCTGGTACGGCTGGAACGGCAATCACTGCAATGTTTGTGAAGAAGAAAAGCAAAGAACTGATTAAAGACCTGAAAGACACAGCTTCCGGAATTTCCAATGTAGTCAAAAAAATTGCAACACATACTACAGCAAGAACTGCTGAGACAGTAGCAGAGAATGCATCTGCAGCAGCAAAGGTTGCGGATACAACAGCAGAAACAGCAAATACCGCAGCGACAGTTGCAGGAACTGCAGCAACGGCAACAGGAACTGCGTCTACAACAGCGGGGACAGCAGCAACAATAGCTCATACGGTGGCAACAGAGAGTGCGACCGTGGCACAGACCGCGTTTAACGTGGCAATGGAAGCAAATCCGGCCGGTCTTCTCCTGATTGGGATTACGGCTACATTAGGGGTGATTGCTGCATTTTCCGGTCAAATTGAAACAGCGAAGACAAAAACGGATGAACTGACAGAGTCCACAGAAAAGAATATCAGTAAAATTAGTGAAGCAACAGAAAATCTTGAGAAATCTACAGATAGCTGGAATGAATCCCTGGGGAAAATAGAAGCAAAAGAAGGAGTTGCAGATAATCTGGTTACAGAATTGTATCATCTAGAAGCACAGGGAAATAAAACAGACGAAGAGATTTCAAGAATGAATTCCATCGTAAGTCAGTTGAATTCCATGTTTCCAGAGTTGTCTTTATCGGTGAATCAGAATACAGGAGCACTCAATAAAAATGAGCAGCAGACAAGGCAGTCAATAGAAGCTGCCCTACAGCTTTCAAAAGCATCAGCAGCACAAAAAAAGATGACGGAGATATCAGAAGATCTTGTAGATGCTGAAATGGCAAAATATGAAGCAGAGAGAAATCTGAAAAAGATTGGAGATGAACTGTCAAATCTTGATGAACAGAGGACAGAGATCGCAAAGAAAAGTTCTGAAGCAACAAAGGAAGGGACAAATGCGTATGTAGAATATAACGGCAAGATGATCGATGCGCAAGAAGCATTAAGACAGATTGCAGAGTCTGAGGATACATTGACGCAGACACAAAAAAATCAGCAGGACGCTTTAGATGGTCTGGTAAGTAAATATCAGGAAGCAGATGAACAGTATCAGAGTGCTTATGAATATACTCAAAATTTAACCCAAGGAACAAATGCGAACACAGAAGCTGTGCAGGGGAACACAGATGCAAAGAATGCAAATTCAGAGGCAGATGCAACCAAACAGGAGGCATCAACGGCGAGCATTGAAGTCCTTGGACAGGAACAGGAAGCGTATAATAATCTTTCGGCAGCACAACAGCAGTTGGCGGTAGATGTGACAAATGGAGTACTTGCAATGTATGAGAGCGTAACAGGAGTACTGGAGTCGCAAATGAATATGTTTGAGCAGTTCGACGGTGGCGTTGAATTATCGACACAGGAATTGTTGGCCAATATGCAGAGTCAGGTTGACGGCGTAGAACAATGGGAACAGAATATGGCAATGCTTGCAGATCGCGGCATCAATCAGAACCTGCTTCAGAAACTTGCCGACATGGGACCAGAAGGAGCAGGATACGTTCAGACATTTGTAAATATGTCCGATGATGAAATCAGTAAGGCGAATGATTTATGGAGTCAGAGCATTGATATCAAGGGAATGACAAACCAATGGGGAAAAGACCTGTTGGAGTCCGGAGCTTCCAGCATTGCGGGTGGAATGGATAACTTACAGCCACTCTTACAGGAAAGCGGTGCAAATTCAGCGATAGGTCTTGTGCTTGGAATGCAAAACGCACAGAAAACAGTGTCAGCAGCAGGCTCAGATCTTGGAGTCAAGACGATTGATTCCATTAATGAAGGATTAGGGGTTCAGTCCCCGTCGAAAAAGACAAAGGAGTCTGGAAGATACGTTGGTGAAGGATTAGTACTTGGAATGAATTCAACATTAAACAAAGTGGAATTACAGGCAGCACTGATTTCGCGACGCGTTATAAGAACAGTTAGAGATGATCTGACAGAAGAAAAGTTTACAGGTTATGGAGCTAATGTGTCAGAAGGTTTGGCAAGCGGTATAAAATCAGGTAAGTCAAAAGTAATCAATGCAGTATCAAAGGTTTGCAAATCAGCAGTTCGCGAGGCAAAGAGTGAACTACAGATCCATTCTCCATCGAAAGTCTTTAAAAGGCTGGGTGGGTATACAGCGGAAGGATTTGGACTCGGCTATCAGGAAAAGATGTCGGACGTAAATCAAATGATCCGGGAGAGTATTGGTATTCCTAAAACAAACCAGGGGCAGCAGTATGTGAGTGATGGAGTAAGTCAGCGGAAAGGTGATTCTGTGATTCAGATTCCGATTTATGTGAATGGAGTCTATAACAAAACAGAGATTATCGATACAGCTGTAAACGGAATAGGTCAGATGGGTCAGAATTATATGAGAGCAAAGGGGAAGAGAATCAATGTTGGATAGTTATACATTTGAATTCAATGACATTTCAGCGCAAGCCTATGGAATCTATGTGGAACAAAGACCTGCATTTCCTGTAGGAAGCAGAACTGTTGAGCTTATTACTGTAGAAGGTAGATCAGAGCCGTTATTACCGGACCAAAATAGTTATGACCCAATCGAATTGAAAATCGAATGTGCTTTCAAAGAGCATGCATCAGACTGGTGCGCAAAAGCAAGAAGTGTGAAACGATGGCTCTGCGGATCAGGTAGTCTTCGACTATCAGATTCTCCGGATACTTTCTTCAAAGTGTATAATATAGAAATCGAACAGATTAATAGAGAGATTAGAATCTACGGAAAATTCACGGTTAAGTTTACTTGCTCGCCTTTCGAATATCTGGTAGCAGGAAGAGAAGAACAAGTGATTGATGATGTAAAATTTAACCCGTATGATTTGTGCCATCCAACATACCGGATTAGAGGAAATGGAGAATGTAGGCTTATCGTAAACGAGAAAGCCATAAGCGTAACTGTAAAAAAGGAAATCATGATCGATACAGACAAAATGCTTACCTATGAATCAGGAGAAATGAAAAACACTTTGCTAACTGGAGATTATGAAGATTTATATCTATTACCTGGAGAAAATAAAATTGAGGCACCAAAAGAATTTGAAATTATGGTTTCCCCAAATTGGAGGTGCATATGATACAGATATATAAAGCATTTAATAAAGATCAGACTCGAAATGGCGATATGGTTTTAATGCCATCATCAGCTACAACGCATGCAGTACTAAACGGAAGTTGGAGTGCGGAGCTGACACATCCCATCGATCCAGAAGGACGCTGGAAATATATTGAAGAGGAAGCAATTGTTGAAATGCCATCCTTCAATGGAAAACAACTTTATAGGATTCGAAGTAAAAAAAAGACAGCATCCACTGTGCAGGCAACAATGGAACCTGTCTTTTTTGATTCTATCGATGATTGTTGGTTAGAGGATGTACGTCCGACAAATAAAACGGGGCAGGAAGCACTGGACATCATGTTGGAATCTAATCCTAAGTACTCAGCTCAATCCGATATAGATAAATTAGGGACAGCCTATTATGAATATCAGAATTTTATGGAGGCGTTGAACAGTAATCAGGATAATAGCTTTATCAATCGATGGGGTGGAGAGATTCTATTTGATAACTATGAGATTATTGTGAATTCAAGAGTCGGTGAAGATCGTGGCGTTGAGATAAGATATGGAAAAAACATCAAAAAAGATGGAATTAGTGAAGAAGTAAGTACAGGAAATATAGTTACGAGGATTTATCCAAAAGCATATAACGGATATAAAATGTCAGGAAAAGGATATGTAGATTCGCCGTTGCTTAAGAAATATCCTACAGTAAAAACAACAACTATGACGTTTAGTGATGTAAAAATGGCAGAAGATGCGCAAGAAGGGGATGAAGAAAAAGGGATCATAATATGTAATTCACAAGATGAACTGGATCAGGCACTGAAAATGAAATGTGAAAATCAGTATAGTAATGGATTGGACAAGCCATCGGTGACAATATCCGTGGATATGGTATTGACGGGAAATACAGAAGAATATAAGCAATATAGGAAGCTCGAAGAAATATACCTTGGAGATACGGTACATTGCAGAAACGCTAGATTTGGAATTGTTACGGATGCCAGAGTCATTGAATTGAAATACAACAGTATTTTAAAACGAGTGGAGTCTGTAGTGATCGGAGACTATAGCTATAACTATTTTAATAATGTTTCTTCCACAGTGAATCGAGTACAGAATGCAATTCGTTCTGATGGAACTGTTATTGCTGAGCAGGTTTACGGCGCAATCAATACGCTGAATGCATTTCTGCATGCGCAATCAACAGCAGCCAAGAGAACAGATTCCGTTGCATATTTGATCGAGGATCTGGATCAGAATTCGGAGCTTTACGGCGCAATGGAAGCCGGAACACAGGGACTGAGGTTGGCAAAGGAAAGAAAAGACGGGGAATGGATTTGGAGGACAGCCGTTACTGCAGCAGGGATTATTGCAGATTTGATTGTAACAGGAAAAATACAAGATAGATTGGGCAAATCTTATTGGGACCTCGATAATGGAAAGATGTTATTGTCAGGAATTTTCCAACAGATAACGGATAATGGAAAGAAGTCTGTGGATATTAAAAATAATAGAATTAATATTTATAGTTGGCAGAAAGAAGGGGACTATGTTGGCAGTATAGGATCATTAGCAATAGGGGATGATTTGAACGCAAAGCAAAGAATCGGAGTTTATTGCGACACGGAAGATATGCTTGTTTTTGGATATTCTAGTAAAAAAACAGCAGAAGGAGATGCTGCTACCGTTCATGAATTGATGAAACTATCGAAAGATGGAGGAATTGAGTGTACAGAGATCCCGCAAATAAATGGGACAAAGACAGGAAGATTGGTTTTCTCAAATGGAACTTACGTGAATGTCAAAAATGGATATATTGTTGGTGGGAAAACAGAAGAAGGAAGTTTTTAAATGGGATGGACATTGAATGCCATTGCAGGAATTCTTGGAAACATGGAAAAGGAGTCCAACATCAATCCAGGACTATGGCAGAGCCTAAAGGAAGGAAACTACAGTGGAGGTTTCGGGCTAGTTCAGTGGACGCCGGCCACAAACTATACAAATTGGGCAGCAGCCAACGGTTATTCTATTACGGATCCGAAAGGGCAGCTCTATTGGATTGATATGGAAACAGTAGAGGCCGGGCAGTGGATAGAGACCAGCGATTACAATATTACCTTTTGGGGATTCAAGACAAGTAATGCAGCACCAGATTGGTTAGCTAGTGCGTTTTTAAAGAATTTTGAACGAGCTGGTGTGGAAGTGGAAGCAGAACGAAGGGCAGCGGCAACTAAGTGGTACAATTTTTTAAAGAAAAGCATAGAAGGAAGCCAGGTCATAGAAAAGGCAGTTCAGTGGGCAATCAATATTGCAAACGATGACAGCCACGGCTACGATCAGACACACAGGGACGGACCGGATTACGATTGTTCGTCCCTTATTTGTTGGGCGTATTCCAATGCAGGACTCAATACAAGACCAGGATACACACCAGCAACCGGATCCATGTACGATGTTTTCGTTGATGCTGGGTTCGAAGATGTGACCTCGCAGATCAATCTGCCAACAGGGGCGGGACTGGTTTGTGGGGATGTACTTCTCAAACCAGGGAGCCATACAGAAATGTATATTGGCAACAGTCAGCTTGTGGGAGCGTCGCAAAATGAGCATGGAGGAGTAACCGGCGGTCAGACAGGAGATCAGACTGGCGAAGAAATCCATGTGCACGGATATTACAACTATCCTTGGAAGTATGTGCTCCGGTATCCAGGGGGCGGAGTTGCACCGGTGCAAGGATTGTATATCGTTAGATGGATTCCAGGATAAGGACAGGTGAGAAAAGTGAACTATATAGAACGAGATGTCTATGTGCTGAAGAACAGAATTAAGGAAAAGATTGATTATGTAAGAGGGACGAATGCCCTTCCGATTTATTTTCATTTCAGGGACTATGAAATTCCAGAAGGGGCAACGGCAAAAGCATTCGTGCTAAAACCGTCAAAAAAAGCAACATACAATGTATGCCCAATCATTGAGAACACCGTGAGGGTGATCGTGAAAGATCAGACATTTGCTGAAGTTGGGAAAAGCGCGCTTCAGATTGTACTCACAATGGAAGAGGAGACGCTGGTGACATTCGACCAGCCGATAGAGGTGCATCGAAATTTCAGTGAAGGAGATGTTCCGGAAAGCGAGAATGAAGCTGGATGGATAAACAACTTCATAAAAGGTATGGAAGAAGCTACAAAGCATGCTGAGAATGCTGCAAAGACAGCGGAAGAGATTAGTGAGACACTAACAAAAAAGCTACAAAATGGAGATTTCCGAGGAGCAACCGGGGCAACTGGCCCGCAAGGTAAACAGGGAATTCAGGGAGATCCAGGAAAAGATGGAGAAAAGGGTCCAAGAGGTGATACTGGACCAGCTGGACCACGAGGGCCGGCAGGAAAAGATGCGAATGCAGTGATTACATCATTGAACCCGGGAGTATTTGCAATGTCGGTGGAATCAGGACATCTTATCCTGACATACAACTCATATGATACAGCCCCACCGCTGAAAATTGTGGATGGAAGATTGAAATATGTATTGGAGGAGGTGACAGCATGATAAGAGTATATTTCGAAGAGGGAGAAAAAGAAAAGACTGCATACGGATTGACGCAGTGGGATTATGGACAGAAACTGCAGATTCTGGGACTTAACCTGCCATCTGAACAAGAGGCTGTAGAAGTCCATTTCTCATATTGGCGCGGATGTAGGCCGGCGAAAATTATTGAAGCAACTGTGATATGTGACAAGATTATAGCAGATATTCCAAATGATTTCTTAACGGAAGGAGAAGGTATAGATGCTTATATCTATATATCAAGTTCTGAGGAAGGAAAAACCATTGGGAGAGTAAGACTTCCGGTAATCAAGAGAAAAAAACCAATTGACTACAACGCATCAAATGAAAACCAAGTGTTAAAACAAGTATTAGAATTTCTGCAAACAAAAGCCGACAATATCACCATCACAGATGGCAATCTGCAGCTTATGTCTCAAGGCCAACCGGTAGGAGATAAGGTAAGACTGAATACATCCGGAGGAAATGAGATTGAGATCCGGAACAATGGTACAGCTCTGCAATGGAGATATACAAATCAAAATGACTGGAATGATCTTGTTCCATTGGAAGATCTGAAAGGAAAAGATGGAAAACCACCGGAATTTGAAGTACGAGATGGACATCTGATCGCAATATATTTATAGGATAGAAAGCACTGGCTTCGGCGGGTGCTTTTTATTATAAAACAATTTTTTAAAAGAAAGGAAGGAAAAAACATGGCAAGAGAGGTAGATTTAGGATCAATTATCGGACCACAGGGGCCACAGGGAGAAAAAGGAGCAACTGGAGCAACAGGTCCAAAGGGACCACAGGGTGAAACAGGACCGACTGGTAAATCAGCGTATCAGGTATGGCTTGCACAGCCTGGAAACGCAGGAAAAACAGAAGCACAGTATATCGCTTCCCTAAAAGGCGAAAAGGGAGCAACCGGAGCGACAGGCCCACAGGGACCAACCGGAGCGACTGGACCACAGGGAGAAAAAGGAGCAACTGGAGCGACAGGTCCACAGGGACCAACCGGGGCAAAAGGAGATAAGGGAGATCCGTTCGCAATCGCAAAAACGTTCGCCTCCGTGTCAGCAATGAATTCTGGATTCTCCTCAGATGGAGTGAAAGAAGGACAGTTCGTCATGATCGACACAGGAAATGTCAATGATGCCGATAATGCGAAACTCTATGTAAAAGGAAGGACAGCATATACCTATATTACAGATCTTTCAGGTGCTACTGGAATGACAGGCCCACAGGGACAAAAAGGAGATACAGGGGCTAAGGGAGCAACCGGAGACAAGGGAGCAACTGGAACACGTGGCAGCAGATGGAACGTAGGAACAGCAATCACGGGAACAAGTACAACAGCAACAGTATTTCCAGGTTCAGGAATTACAGATGCATTAGTGAATGATATGTATTTGAATACATCTACAGGGTGTACATACAGATGTACTGTAAGTGGAGCAGCGTCAGCAGCTAAGTGGGTATATGCAGGAAGTCTGAAAGGAAACACGGGAGCAAAAGGAGATAAGGGAGCAACCGGAGCAACAGGCCCACAGGGAGCAACCGGAGCGACAGGAGCAACCGGTAAGGACGGACAGACTCCGACATTCAAGATCAGCAATGGACACTTGATCGCAGTATACGAAAGCTAGGAGGAATATACAATGGCAGCAAGACAGATTGATCTAGGACAGGTGGTTGGACCTACAGGACCAACCGGAATCAGGGGAAGCCGCTGGACACAGGGAACGGCAATCACGGGAACAAGCACAACGGCAACAGTATTTTCCAGTTCAGGAATTACAGATGCCATTGTGAACGACAATTACCTGAACACAGCAACTGGAAATACATATAGATGTACTGTAGGAGGAGCAGCGTCAGCCGCTAAGTGGGTATATACAGGAAATCTGAAAGGTCCACAGGGAGCAAAAGGAGCAACTGGCTCACAAGGACCAACTGGAGCAACTGGGCCAACCGGAGCAACCGGACCGAAAGGGGACACGGGACCGACAGGACCGACAGGTCCTCAGGGTCCAACAGGAAAAGTAGATGCTAATACACAGGTAGCGTTCACAAAGGCATCAACGAGGGAGAATATAGCAAGCAATGAGAAGATGTCAACTATTCTCGGAAAGATCGCAAAGTACTTCGCAGATCTGGGAACGTCCGCATTCAGAGCAGTGGCGAATAATTTGACAACTTCAGCAGCCGGCAGTTCTGTGTTGGATGCTTATCAGGGAAAAGTACTGGATGGAAAGAAACTGAACACTGCAAATGTGATTAATAATCTGCTTACGACAGAGGCCGGGTATGCGCTTGATGCACGACAGGGGAAGAAGATTGAGGATCAGATTACTGAATTAAATGGCAAATCAATTATAGACATAAGTAAAAATTACTGTAAATTTGCAAATGGTCTGATTATTCAATGGGGAACAGGAACGCTTCCAAGTTCATCGTCAGGTGGGCAAGGGTATGCAACGATAACATTTCCTATACCATTTTCAGATAAATATTATACTGCTATTGCTTGCGCAAAATATCCTGGAAATGCAACCCCAGCGTTTATGGTATCTATAGATATCGTGAGTACCTCAAAAATGTATATATATGGACGAACCGGCAGTTTAACACCAATAACAGGTGCCGAATGTAGATGGATTGCTATAGGTTATTAATTTCTACAAATCATAGGAAACCTAGAAAGGAAAACAAATGAACATACTTTTTCTTAATCAAGAAGAACCAGTGATGGGAACTGTAACAGTTCAAGATCTCCATCACGTGAAAATCGAGGGTGTATTGCAGAATCTGTCGGGATTTCATCTCGTGACAAATGATGGACAGGTTTATGGAAAATACGAAACATATACTACATTGTATAAAACTGTGGAAGATGGATATATTTTGTCGAATGATGGAAGTGTATATGTAGAGCCGGATCCAGAGCCAGAACCGGAGCCATATGTTCCAACATTAGAAGAGATCCAGGAAGCGAAAGTAAGTGAGATGAATGCAGCGCAGCAGGCTGTGATAGCGGAAGGTGTGGATGTGGTGCTTACAGATGGAAGTACGGAGCATTTCACATTAACGGAGAGAGATCAGACGAGCCTTGTAGGATTGCAGGGACAAGTGGCAGCAGGAGAGCAGAACATTCCGTGGCATACTTCAGATGAAGAGGAACATTGCAAGTTCTATAGCAATGCGGATATGGCTAAAATTACTGCAACGGCAATGGAATATGTAACATGGCACGTTACATATTTCAGAGATTTGAGAATCTATATCAGAGCATTGACAGAAATCGAAGAAGTAGAAAAGGTAACTTATGGAATGACTATTCCGGAAGAATATCAATCAGAGCCATTGAAAACAATGATTGCGGCTCAAAACGTATGAAATGGGTAAGACCGCTGATTCTATTTGGAATTGGCGGAACCATCTATGTATTAATTGAACTGATCGCCAGAGGTAGAAGCCACTGGACAATGTTCTTCGTGGGGGGATTAGCATTCTATTTGATTGGATGTATCAATGAGCATAAGAAAAAAGAGATTCTGATGTGGTGGCAGATGGCAGCAGGAGCAGGGATTATAACAGGTCTAGAACTGATTTCCGGGATCATAGTGAACATTATATTAGGATGGAATGTATGGGACTACAGTACTCTCCCAGGAAATCTGCTTGGACAGATTTGCCCACAGTTCACGGTGCTGTGGTTCTTTCTGTCAGCTGTGGCTGTCTATCTGGATGATTGGATAAGATACTTACTGTGGGGAGAAAAACGGCCAAAATATAAATTTTAGAAAGGAAGGATTGAAATGATGGATAAGATTATCACATTGCTGTCAAGCAATTCATTTGTAAAAATTTTGCTGATAGCGGTTGCCTTAGATACGATACTTGGCGTACTCAGGGCGATTAAAGAACACAAATTCAACAGCTGCGTAGGAATCGATGGAGCAATTCGGAAAGCGGGAATGCTCTTGTCGGTATGCTTCCTTATGGCAACGGATGTGATCATGCATATTAATGTATTAAGCATGGTACCTGAGGAATATGTACAGATTCTTGGAATTGATAAGATGGGAATCTGCGAATTTTTCAGTCTATTATTCATATTGTACGAACTGGTTAGCATCCTCAAGAATATGACATTATGCGGACTTCCAGTACCAACCAAAATCAAGAAATGGATTCAGAAATTCCTCGATGATATGACAGAAGAGCTTCCGAAAGAAGCAGTTCAGGAATTGCACCAGTGCAAGAAAGGAGAAGAATCATGACAGAACAGACAATTAAAGAAACAATTAAGAGTTTCGCTTACGGACTTTCAGCGAAAGAAATCTCAGACAATGAAGGAACATCACTGGAAGTTATGGAGAAGTTTGCAGAGGAACACGCTGCGGAGATTGAGCAGAAAAAAGCAGAGCTGAAAGAAGGTGGATGGTATGAGTAAGTTAATCATTGATGTTAGCTATCATAATGGAGTGATAAATTGGGAAAAAGTAAAAGCATCCGGTTGTGCCGGAGCTATTCTTAGATGCGGATATGGAGATGATATCACATCACAGGATGATAAGCAGTGGATTCGCAACCTTGCTGAGTGCGAAAGACTTGGTATTCCGGTAGGAGTGTATCTGTACAGCTATGCGACTTGTGACAGACAGGCTCAGAGCGAACTTGACCACATCTTGAGATTGATTAAAGGTCATACATTCCAGTTGCCGATTTTCCTTGACGTGGAAGAACCTGGCACACAGAACTATGCTCCTAGATGCTGTGAAATCGTCTGCGAAGGACTAAAAGCAAATGGATATACTCCGGGAATCTACGCTTCACTGAGTTGGTTCAACAACTACCTTGGAAGTGTTCGTGGTAAATACATCGAATGGATGGCAAGATACAAGGATCTCCCGGAAGATACATACAATGGTCAGTATGCTATTTGGCAGTATTCTTCTGATGGACAGGTAGATGGAGTCAGTGGAAGAGTAGATGTCAACCATTGCTACATGGAGTTTGGTGGCAGTGCTACACCAGCGACACCGTCAGCACCATCTAAGCCAGCAGAGAAGAAAGACTTAGGACAGGTCGATATCACATATCAGGCTTTCACAGATAGATGGTGGCCACCAGTGGTGAATAAAATCGACTGGGCTGGAAAAGGTGATAATATTTCGATTAAGTGGATTGCCATTAAAGTAAGCAAAGGAAGTATCCGGGCACGCGTCTATACGCAGGCTAATGGTTGGTTGCCATATCTTACATTCGGCAACAGCTATGATCTGAACGACAAGAAGAATGGAATTCTCGGAGATGGTTCAGAGATTCTCGCAGTTGAGCTGTATTACATTACACCGGAAGGATATGAGTACCAGATGGTTCACTACAGAGTTTCTGTTAAGAATAATCCAAACTTCTACAGCGAGCAGATTGATACGCTGACAGCTAATGGTGCAGATGGATATGCAGGAGATAAGAAGAGATTCATTGATAAGCTTCAGGCATGGATTGAGTAG